GGGCGTGACGGCGCAGCGCGTCTCTGCGTTACGCAAGGAGGGAATGCCGACCGACTCAATCGACGCAGCGAAAGCATGGCGTGAAGCCCGGGCATCGGTGCAACGTGCGCAGGCCCCGAAGGCCGCCCCTGCTCAGCTCGACGACGGCACGCTGGCCGACACGATCGCCGAGCACCGCACGCTGGTCGGTCGGGCACGCGGCGTCTGGCAGGCGGCCATGGAAGGGGGCGACCCCAATCAGGGCAAGTACCAGACCGCCTACAACCAATCACTGAAAACGCTCGTCGCCCTCGAGGAAGAGCAGGAGCGTCGGCTCATCCTAGCTAAGGACTACATCTCGTCCCGCGAAGCCGGCGAAGCCATGCGTGAACTGGCGGCCACGATGGTTAACCGACTCGACAAGCTGGCCCTCGACGCGGCGGAAGGGTGCAACCCTGAGAACCCGGCCAAGGCGGTCAAGGTGCTCGAGGCTTGGGTGCGTCGGGTGAAGGCCGAACTCTCGCAAGATGAACAAGGCTGACCTGCTCCGCATCGGTCGTGAAGTCCTGCGTCCGTCCGACTCTGGAGACGTAGTGGAATGGCTCGAGGACAACGTCCACGCCATCCCCGACTCGCCGATGCCCGGGCCGTTCCGTTCCGACCGAACGCCTTGGATCGCCGAAGCACTACGCATCGCCGCCGACCCAGAGACGCGTCTGCTCACCGTCCTTGCCAGCATCCAGTCGGGCAAGTCGCTCTTCGCCCGTCTGCTGACGTGCCACATCATCGCGAACGCTCCAGGGCCGACGATGCTCCTACAGGCCACCGACCCCGAGGCCAAGGACTTCGCCCTGCGTTACCTCCGCCCGGTCTGGAACAACTGTCCACCCGTCAAGGCACGGCTTTCTCTCGAAGACCTCGACCGCTCGACGACTGCGGACTTCGACCGCATGACGCTCTACTGCCGAGGCATCTGGAACGAGGCGAACCTTCAGCGACTGTCCTTGCGCTACGTCATCGCCGACGAGTGTTGGATGGCTCCGCCCGGACACTTGGCCGAAGCGAGCGCGCGCGTGACGGCGTTCGGCTGGATGGGCAAGCGGGTGTTCATGTCGCAGGGCGGTTCGGCTGGGCAGGAGTTCCATCAGCTGCACGAAGGCACCGACCAGCGTGACTGGAATATGCGTTGCCCGAAGTGCGACCATCTTCAGCCGTGGGTCTGGGAGCAGATCAGGTTCCCCGAGGACGCGAAGGCAAGCGGCACGTGGGACTTGCACAAGGTCAGCGTCGGCACGACCTACGAGTGCGCTGGATGCCGGACGCTCCTGCCTGACACAAACGCTTCCCGGCTCGAGGCTAACGCACGTGGTGCCTTTGTTGCCACGGCCACGTCATCGAACTCCGGGCACATCGGCCTTCACTGGAACTCGCTGGCCTCGATGAGCTGGGGCGAGTTGGGCGTACTGATGCTCAAGGCCAAGGCATCGGCTGATGAATACGGCGACGAGGAACCGCGACGCATCTTCAAACAGAAGCGACTGGCTCTTCCCTGGAGTGAAGAGGGAGGCGAGATGGTGTCAACGGCCACGGCCTCGGACTACAAGATGTCCGACGACTGGGACGCTGAAGCTGTGATCACCCCGAAGGCAAAGGTGGTCGACCGCGAAGGCGCACCGACCGGGAGCATCCCTTTCCGCACGATGGGCGTCGACGTGCAGCGTGGCCACTTCTGGGTGGTCGTCCGCCGGTGGTCGAAGACCGGGCATAGCCGCCTGATGGCCTTCGCTCGCATCGACTCATGGGGCAACGTCGAAGCCTTCGCCAAGCAGCACGGCGTCCACCATGCGCTGGTGCTCGTAGACTCCGGCGACAACACGACCGAGGTCTACCGCGAGACGGCCAAGCGGAACTGGAAGACGGCCAAGGGCTCAGGCTCCGACGACTTCGCGGTCACGTCCAAGGACGGCCAGACGACCCGCCGCTTCTATTCCGAGAAGCAGTCCATCGTCGTCCCTGGCATCCCGCAGAGGGCGACCCTGATCGTCTGGTCGAACACCGCCGGCAAAGACCTCCTGCACGGCCTGCGTGCACGCAAGGTCTGGACCTACGCTCAGGACGCTAACCCTGACTACGTCGACCAACTGAATGCGGAAGTCCGCGTCAAAGACCGCCGCACTGGCAAGCCTCAGTGGATTCTCCCGCAGGGGAAGCGCGACAATCACAGTTTTGACACTGAGCTGCTGGCCCTGCTTTGCGCCGTCCGCTGGGGCATCGCCGGCAGGGAAACCGCCGAAACCAACTTGACGCCAGAGTGAGCCAAGGCAACCTGTCTGCAAGGGTACGGCGTTTAGTGTTGTGGGTGGAAGAGACTCATGGCGTGGGCTGGGCGTCGTACCCCCTTTTTTCCTTCCATTGTCCGCAAGATTAAATGGCTCAAGGACTATTCATCGGCCTCACTGAGTGCGAACTCCTGGACATCAAGGCCAAGGCTTTGGCTATGATCACCGAGGGCAAGACGCTGATGTCCTACTCCGACTCCGGCTCGTCCGCCTCGAAGCAGTTCGCGATGCCTCCCAAGGAGATGCTGTCGGAGGCGATGTTCGCCCTTTCTCGTCTCGACCCTCAGACCTATGGCCGTCGCGTGACCATCATCTCGACGGACTGGCAGAACCGAAACGACTGATTTATGGCCATCCGCAAGAAGATTAAGACCGTCAGCCTGCGTCCCAAGCAGCCGAAGGCTACGCCTGCCGCCCCTCAGCCGCAAGCTTCCTACGGCGATTGGCAGTCCATCGGCGTGACGCGTGCTCGCCGTTCGGCCTATGGCGCTGAACCGCGTGACCTTCGCCGTGACCTGACGCCTTACGACCGCCTCACGATGATGCGGAAGTGCCGCTGGGCGGAGCGCAACTCTGGGCTCTTCAAGCAGATCCTCGCGGATATGTGCCTTTACACGGTGGGCGACGGCATCAAGCCCCAGTCCCACGCGAGCACCCCGGAGATGCAGGAACGCTATGAGGCTTACTTTGCGGAGAAGGCCAAGCGTATCGACATCACGAACCGCTTCTCGTTCTATCAGGCCCAGTCCATCCTGCTGCGCGGCATGATCCGTGACGGTGACTCCTTCGCCGCCAAGGTTCGCAACGGCGCCGGCGAGGCCAAGATTCAGCTGATGGAAGCCCACCGCGTCGGCGATCCTCTGGAGGGCAAGGTCCCAGAAGGTATGCACGACGGCATCCAGTTCGGTCCGTATGGCGAATACATCGCCGTCAACGTCTACCGCTCCGACGGCTCGTCCCGCCAGATTCTGGCCCAGTCCATGATGATGGTCGTCGACCAGGAGTACGCGAGCGGAGCCCGTGGCGTCCCCCTGCTCCAGCACTCCATCAATTCCATCCAAGACGAGATGGAAATCCTCGCCCTCGAGAAGCAGGCCGTGAAGGACAACGGCGACGTGACCCGCATCATCAAGAAGACGGGCGGAGTCTTGGACGGCGACATGGCCGGCGAACTCGGCGCCGTGACGAACGGTTCCTACGCCAACCTTGCCAACACGATGGGCGGCAAACTCATCGCCCTCGAGCCCGGTGAGGACATGACGTCCTTCCAGAGCAACCGCCCTAACGCCACCTTCACCGGCTTCCTGTCCGCCCTCGAGCGTGACATCAGCATGGGCGTGCTGCCTTACGAGTTCGTCAGCGACTCGTCCAAGCTCGGCGGCGCCACTGTTCGCCTGATCACCGCCAAGGCTGGCCGCGTCTTCGGCAAGTATCAGGGCATCATCATCGAAAACTTCTGCGTCCCGACTTGGGGCTACATCATCGGGCAGGGCATCGCCGCCGGCGAACTGCCTGACGACCCGCAGTGGAACCAAGTCTCCTGGACGACCCCGAAGTCTGTCACTGTCGACGCTGGCCGCGAAGCCGCCAACGACCGTGCCGACGTCGAGATGGGCCTGCTGTCCATGTCCGAACTTTACGCCCAGCGCGGCCTAGACTTCCGCTCCGAGATGGCCAAGCGAGCCTCCGACATGGTCCACATCAAGGACTTGGCGGCTCAGTATGGCATCCCCTTCGAGCTGCTCTTCCGTCCGTCGAACACCCCGGTCGGCACGATTGGCGGCGACGTCATGGAAGGCCCGGAGGCCGAAGGCGAAGACGAGCCCGCAGATCAGGAAGAACCCGCCTCGCTCGACGAACCCAATTCTTAAGACCATGCGTTTCCTCACCAACGGACTGTCGGGCCGCGAGCCCCTCCTCATCGACCCGACCAAGGCGAAAGACCACGCTGTCCTCGCCGAGAAGTTCGGCTTCACGGATATGCTCGCCCAACTGTTCGGGCAGGCTCCGGCTCCCTACGTCGTCGACGGCATCGGCATCGTCCCGGTGGTCGGCGTCATCGGCAAGGGCCTCTCCCCCCTGGAGAAGATGATGGGCGCCGTGGACGTCAACGACGTGTCCGCCGCCATCGACGCCTTCGCCGCTAACCCCGAGGTCGAAAAGGTCGCCCTGCAAA